TGGGAGGCGGTTGCATAATGGGACCGTGATTGCCGGCTGGAATGACATGGCAACGACGCATCCGTGGCTGGCCAAAGAATGCTTGGACGATGCAACAAAATTTCAGGCTGGAAGCAACAAACAAAAACGCTGGAAGTGCAAAGTCTGCAAGTACGAATGGCCGGCACAACCAAGTAAAAGAGCACTGCGCGGAGACGGGTGTGGATGTTGTTCTGGAAAGATTTGCGTAAAAGGCGTAAATGACTGCGCCACAACACACCCATATCTTGTTGAAGAATGTTTGGACAAATTGACAGATGTAACCGCTGGAAGTGCAATGTCAAAGCGGTGGAGGTGCAAGGTTTGCGGTTTTGAGTGGTCTTTACCTGTTAAGAAAAGAGCACTGCGCGGAGACGGGTGTGGATGCTGCTCAAACAGGGTGTGTGTTCCTGGCGTCAACGATCTTGCCACGACGCATCCAGAGCACGCAAAAGAATTGGTTGGGGACCCCACAAAGGTTGTAGCTGGCACAAACAAGTCGCTCCGGTGGAGGTGCTCGGAGTGTGGCTACAAATACAAGAAGCGAGGCAGCAGTAAGATAAGAACCCAGTGCGCTTGCTGCACAAATCAAGTGTGCGTGGCTGGGATAAACGACATGGCAACAACGCATCCGCGTCTGGCTGCCGATTGCATTGACGATCCGAGGAAGTATGTGGCAAAAACTAATAAACTGTTGCGCTGGTGCTGCTCAGAATGCGGAAAAAAGTGGAAGGCAACTGGCAATCGGAGGGTCGCTGATGATGGGGTGACCATTGTCGGCTGCTCGAACTGTGCCGATAGCGGTTTCAAAACCAACAAACCATCATTCATCTACTTAATTTCAAGGGGCAATAGCCTTAAAGTTGGCATAGGAAATTACGGTTCAGGCCGATTGGCTATCCACCGGCGCCAAGGGTGGGCCGTGGTTGACCTGATTGACTTGATTGGGGAACTGGCAAAAAACCTAGAAAAGATTATTAAAGACCTGATCAAGGAAGCCAAGATCCCAACCGGCCGCAAAGCCTTCCTCGCACCCTTTGACGGCTGGACGGAGGCGTGGCCCAAGGAGCATCTTAGCCCGCGCTCCATCCGCGGCCTCTGCCGCAAGCTCGGCATCGACCTGGACGCCTTCCTCGCCGCCTAATCCCTCCAAAACCGCTGGTGTCAGGCCCAAAGGGTAACCTTTGGGCATGGCCGTAAACCTCATTCAAATCATCGGTTCAGCCTTCCGGTCCCTGAAGTTTGGGGGCTGGAAGGCTCCCCGTGTTCAGATCTACAGGGATCTCCAGTCCTGGAACTCCGACCCGTTCACGCTGACGGATGATGACTACCTTTCCATCCCGTCCGTGTTTGCCGCCATCCGGCTCATCTCCGAGTCGATAGCCTCGCTGCCGATCCACCTGTACAAGAAGTCCGGGGCGGACGGGCGCAGCCGGGACAACGACCACCCAAGTTCCCTGCTGTTCGCCAGACCCAACCCGTTCACCAATTCCCTGTCATTCCGGGAAATGTTGGTCAGGGATGCCATCGTCTACGGCGCCGGGTACGCGCACATCAAGCGGGACGGGCTGGGCAACCCGTGGCAGCTTTACCACATCCCGGCCCATTACGTCACGCCGGACATAGGACTGGACGGCGAGAGTCCGGTCTACCGGGTGTCCGCCGGGTTCTTCGACGAGGCGACCGTGCTCGCCGATTGCGATGTTTTCGTTCTGCGTGGCTACATGGGGCAGGGACTGGCCAAGGCGTGCGAGGGCTCCATGGAGCTCACAAGCGCCGCGGAAACCTACGCGACCAAGGTGTTCCAGAATGGCGCGAGGCCCGGGGGTCTGCTTATACATCCCGGGCGCATCCCTGAAGATGCACGCCAGCGATTACGCAAAAGTTGGGAGGCCCTCCACGGGGGCGTGGACAAGTCGTTCAGCACCGCCATTCTCGAAGAAGGCATGCAGTTTGTCCCCGTCTCCAGCAACGCCAATGACCAGCAACTGGACCAGCTTCGCACCTTCCAGATTCTGGAGGTGTGCCGCATCTTCGGCATCCCCGCCAGCAAGCTGAAGGTGCAGGGCGGCGGGTACGCGACATCGGAGCAGGAATCCCTGGCGTTTGTCCAGGACTGCCTGCGTCCATGGGCCATCCGCGTCGAGCAGGAGGCCAACCGGAAGTTCCTGCTGGCGGCCGAGACGGACCATTACTTCGAAAGCAACTTCGAAGGCATGCTGAGAGGCGACACTATCACCAGATATAAAGCCTATTCAATAGCTAGAAACTGGTCAATTTTGACCCCGAACGAGATACGGAAAATGGAGAACATGCCGCCCATGGAAGGCGGCGATGTGCTCCTGTCCCCCGTGAACATGACGCCGCTGAATTCCGGTGGGTTGCAATCGGCCGGGGCAACCGCTCCGGCGGGTGACACCGCGGACGGTGGGGTCCAGGCCGACAATGTCGGCGACGAGCCGCTGGCGGCGGGTGATGCCTGAGGCCGGACACCACCCCCGCGCTGGTTGATCCCGCCGCCGGCCATTTTTGAGGGCTGATTCATTTGGAAAACGAACCATGGGACGGCGACATCGAGATCCTCGGCGGGGCCCGGGGGCCGAGGCCCGCGGTGTTCATCACCGTGGATGACATCGCCGAGATGACAAAGCCGGCCGGCGGATTCGAGCGCCGGACCATCGGCATGGTGACGCGTGAATCGCAACGGGAGGCGTTCCGATGCTTGAAACCAGAACACTAGGCGGCGAGTTCAAGGCCGGCGACGGCAACACGCTGGTCGGCTACGCCGCCAAGTTCAACAGCCTGAGTGAGAACCTCGGCGGCTTCAGGGAGGTGATCCATCCGGGAGCCTTTACCAGGAGCCTGGCCAGCGGTTTTGATGTCCGGGCCCTGGTGGACCACGACACGGCCAAGGTCATCGGTCGCCGGTCAAACGGCACGCTGTCCCTGAATGAGGACGACATCGGCCTGCGTATCGAGGTGACGGTGCCGGACACCACAACCGGCCGGGATATCCTCACCCTCGTCCGCGGCGGCTATGTCAGCCAATGCTCGTTCGGGTTCACCCTGCCACCCGGCGGCGATTCATGGGGTCCGGCCGACCCTTCGGACAATTTGCGCCGCCGGACGCTGAAGGAAATCAGCGTCAGCGAGGTGTCCATTGTCACTTTCCCCGCCTATCAGGCCACGGAAATCGGCGTCAGGAGCCTGAAAAACGCGATGGAGATGGAGCGCGCCAGGCGGAATCTGGAAGTCCTGGCGCTGCGTTGGCGAGGTTTCAGGAGGTCTGGTTAGGATTTCGGCATGGTTTTGAACATCAACCAACACGAGGTTTCTCAAATGGACCGTATCAGTGAGTTCAACAGCTTGGTAGAACAGCGCGCCGCCCTGTGGTCGCAGGCCGACGAGATGGCGAAGCGTGACGGCTTGTCAGCCGACGAAAGCGCCGTCCTCGCCAAGGCGGTGGATGACATCCGCCAACTGGACGCCCGGATCGCCACCCTCGAAAACGAGATCAAGGCGGACTCCGAGAGCACCGACACCGAGACGGACGCCATCGCGCAGGAGGACCTGGCCGGGGCCGTGCGTTCGCTGCCACCCGCTCCCAAGATGATGACCCCGCGGGCTCCCGCCTATGTGCGCGACTACAACGACCGCACCTATGAGGCGAACAGGTCCATGGCCTTCCGCGGCTGGATCATGAACGCCGCCGGCAAGTGCACCGACGCCCACCGCAAGGCGGCGCGGGCTGTCGGCTTCGACCTGAACCAGCGGTCCATCACGGTGAACCTTTCGGAAACCCGCGCCGCGGGTGACCCGATGAGCACCCAGGCCGCCGGCAAGGGCAAGGAGTTCGTGCCTGTCGAGTTCAGCACGAACTACATCAACAAGGTCAACTACATTTGTCCCATTCGCCAGTACTCGAACGTCCTCAACACCTCCACCGGTCACAAGATCGAAGTGCCGGTGGTTGCTGACGCCATGAAGGGCCAATGGATAAATGAAGGCGACGCAAAGCCGCTCTCAGAATTCGCCAGCGCTAACCTGACATTGTCCAGCTACAAAGTAGTTAGTGGCGTTGTCAAGATTAGCGAGGAGATGCTGAGGGATGCCGGTATCCCCCTGGCCAAGATCGTCGGAGAGGCCCTCGCGACGCGCATTGGCAGATCGCAGGAGGAAAAGTACCTGGTCGGCTCGGGGAGCGGGGAACCACAGGGGGTTGTCACCGGGGCCACCGGGACGCTCCAGACGGCTGCTGCCGGCG